TCTATTTTTAGTGCAAGTGCCTCAGTCATATCATCAACTCTTGCTACTGTCTCAGGAATCCAACCATCATCAATGTCACCATTCTCATCAGCTATCGGGATACCTAGCGCTGTTGGTGTAGTGGTCGGCTTGTCAATCAGGCTCTGGAACGATGCAAAAAACGTAGCCAACCTTTGCGCAAATGACGGCGTGGTCATATTCCCCACGAGATTGAACACGCAATATTGCTTATTACTCCCGGTGCTCCCCGCATAGGACTGTTTCAGCACCAGAGTCGTATTGTTCGTGACGGACTCCACCTCATACCATGCGCCTGTAGGATTCAGGTTTGCGTCCACAAGGGCGAATGCGTCACCAGCATTGACAGCGGTTGTCCAGAGTGTTCCAACTCCAGTGACGGTTTTGGAACCGTTCGTAACGGCTACTGTCCCTGTTCTGTACCAGCTCATTTAATCACCTCCGGCTTTTCAGGCCATTCAATATTTAAAGGATCAGGCTGTTCCGTGATATCCCGGAGAGCCTGACGGTATGTTTTTACCTCTGCCTTTTGCTCCTCGCTCAACGGCACATCAGGCAGAATGGCCCAATCAGATTCAGAGAGCAATTTGTCGCGCCTCCCACGTATATCACGCCATGCCCTCACATCATCTAACATCCATGATTTTGTAGCAGGTATCCATTCGTGATACGGGGAAGGACGTTCTGGAATTTCACGAAACGTCCCATCTGTGTAATAGTGGCTGTCAGCCTGTATATTATCTCCTGCCTCGACTAGTGTTTCCGTTTTGCGATAATGTGCTATTATTTTTATATCTTCGGCAGGGATCTCACGGAATCCCATAATCTTGCCATCCTCGATTATCGCGTATCGCATACCATCACCTCACAATTATCTATAAATAACCAAAACAGAACCGCCACAGGATTGTATCTTTGTACCTTCTCCACTGTATGTTACAAAAAGCGAATACGTTGAAATACCATTGATTGGAGAATTGTCAAGGTAGAAACCAAACACGGTGCGGTATGGGTCATAAGAACCACCAGTATAAGAGGCGAGCGTCTGTACCGTAGAATCATTTTTTCTCAGATAAATTGTTACCGTAGAGTTCCACGCCTGTATACTGAGAAATAGATTTACCATTACCCTACCTTTTGATTCAGTGGCAATTGAAACACTTGCACCAGTAGGAGTAAAAGAACCAGAACCTGATTTGCTTTGGGTTGTTGAATTAAACGAACTATTGCCCCAAGAAAGACCCTTTTCAACTCCGTCAGCCATTTTCAATCGTTCAATAGTGGCATCCAGGATCTTCGCATTTTTAATGGCCGCATCCTGTATAAACGCCGAGTCCATAGAAACCCGTGATACACCGTCAACCGTTCCGATTACAAACGGTTTGTTGGTTGTCCCTGGCTTGCCGACTAGGAAATTATCGACATGGAACACCATCGCACTTGATTCGCCCGTGCCGATAAGCTCATAGCCAGTAACGTACCCGTTTGTATCGATTTTAACAGCGTGTTTTGATTTAATTCCGTCAACTGAACTGTTAACGGTCTGTATCGCAGAGGTGTTCTCACCGACAGTGGTTTGCAGGGTTGTAACATTAGATGCAATTGCACTGTCGGCGTCCGCTCGCGCTGTTGCTTCGCTCTGTATTGCCGCCGTGTTATTCCCTACAATAGCCGCCAACAGCAACCGCTCACTTGCTTCGGCTGATAAGCCTTCTACAACCTTTGTTGATAGCTCCCTTTTTGCCAGCGCAATGGCTACGTCCGATTCCTGTTTACCCTCCCGCGCGTTGAGCATTGCATCAATTAAACCCTGTGCAACCAGTTCCTCATCCAGAGATATCTTTTCAATCCCGGTGTTGAGGTCGGTCTGCACCGTATTAAGGTATGGATTTTCCTGTAGCACCAGATCCACGAAGTCCTGATGGCTCTCTTGGTCGGAGTTGCCAGCAGTACCGGAGACAGCATTCCACCCGCTGATGTTTCCTGTTTTATCGACCGCCCTAACCCAATAATACCGCACAACAAAGGAACCTAAATACCGCTGATATGATGTGCCTGATACCTCTGCAATCTTGACCGCCGTGTCCCTGTCGTCTACGCTGTTTTCCCAAACTTCAATGTGCGACAGGTCAGGATCAGTAGGATTAGCCCAATTAAGATTGATATTGCCGAACCACCCTGTAGCTGACAATCCCGTAGGAGCTGACGGTGGGGTCGTATCCGCTCCGACTACTATTACTGCGACATCGCCCGGCGTGTGTGTGCCGTTAGGTCTTTTGCAATTGACCCACACTTCAACGTTTTCGCCTGTTGTAAGATTCGTAAGGTTCGCCGATGTTAAAGTGCTTGTTGTGTTAAGTACAAGCGTCCATGCTTCCGTACCCTGATAGCGGTAACGCACATTGATTTCTTTCGGCGTGTAGTCGCTTGGATTCTGCCAACTCGCCTTAATAACAGGAACCCATGTGCCGTCAGCGTTAAAGGCTCCAATATCCTCAAGCAAGAGGTTATAAACATCGTCAGTTGTTACGGGCGGATTCGGATTGACAGGTACAGCGACAGGAATCTGAGAATCATCATAAAGCGATGCGACATACTCAGCGCAAGTGATAAGCACATTTCCCGTCTGCCCATCGTCCTGCACGGAAAGCACCCTAAACGGCTTGGCATTCCATGCGGTAAAGCCGGGATATGTCAAAGATACAACTTCACCCGCCTCGATGTCAGCATCTTGTGTGCTGACTGCAAAAGAGCAGAAGTTTTGGACAAGCTTAGCCGTCTCTAACATATACTTTCCCATGCGCCCGACTTGCGCGGAGCGGGTTATACCAAGGAGTGAAACGGATTTTTCATAAAGCCCTCTGGCTATTATGTCCTCTTGCCACTCAAATACCGCCGCTGTCTGTTCATAATGGTTGTCGGGATCTATCCACTCGATGGTTATCCTGTTAGGCGAATCATCGTTGCTTTTCTGCCACCACGAAAAACTGCCCTTAACAAAATTATCCGGGTTGAGTTCCTTATATACTGTGCTAGATCTCTCGATATGCAGTTCTATCTTGTCTCTCGCTAAAAAATACCCGCCGAAACAGGCTAGCATCTGATTCAGATGGTCAACGGCAGGACGCTGTGAGTCAATTATGTAATCCAGCGTGTATCTTGGTTCGCCGTCAACAAGTTCGTCACAATAGGCTGCTGCTGTCTCGAAAGAATCAAGATCAATATGAGCCGCAGGAATTCCCACGCCGTTTTCCGCGTCCGTAAGCACGTCATAAATTATCCATGCCGGATTACGGGTATACATAACGCCCGATGGAGTCCAGACTTTGCGCCCCTCAATGATAGAGGTTATTACCGGGTTTCCGGAGAGCCCTTCCTGCGCCTTGAGTGTCAGCGCAACATAAGCAAGGTTGGGATATGTATTGCCGTCCGGCTCTCTGCTGTCGGCGTTCTGCGTTGCCGTCCCTGTATAGACGTTGCAGGAGCAACCTTCAAGGATCTTTACGGTCACAACATTCCCGTTAATATCCCTCATTTCTTTCCTGCCTTCATAAGCAAGATAAGAGGCATATTCAACCTGTACCCAACCACCGACCGTAGTATAAGTTCCTTCTTCACCACGCTCCCTGACCATCTTCCAAATCCAGTAGGTGTAGGTGTTCATGGCTTCGTCATATAGGATATGCTCGTCCGCATAAACAGAGACAACTTTATTGATCGGCCCTGCCGATAGCCCTATCATCATATCCATGGTCTTCCGCTCATTGGTGTCAAATTGCTGTAGGAATATATTTCCTCCTACTCGACACCTACCGTAGACGAGCGGGATCGGCAGCAGCTGTGATTTGGTGTTGCTTATTGGTCCAAAAGAGTAATTAGGCGTGGTGTTTCCGATATCCAAATCAGGCGCATCAAAAAGCGAGCCTATTGATGCTCCGATCAGAACTGCGCCGAGAACACTTGTTGCAAGTCCCGCCGCAATTATTGACCCCGAGAACGCCCAGCCCACTAATGCCCCAGCTATTGCTCCTGGCATTTTTCCACCTCCCGACCTCTGAATATTCCGTAAATTCTCTGCTTATATAGCCGTGTCATTCTTGATGTCTTGTTGGGGTAAATATGGAGCAATGCGCCATCAACCACCGTGCCGATATGGTGCTTATCTTCTCCGTTGCAGGGCATACGGTATATAACCAAATCGCCGTCCTGCGCCTTGTCCACCCTGTCAGCTATACTCTCCACCCAGTTGATTAAAATGCTCTCATCGTCCGTAAGCGGGTTATAGTCGTACGGAAACTCATAGTCCTTGCCAAAGATTTCCCTCTGTGCTAATAAAGCAAGACCAACACAGTCAATCCCGTGCCGGTCTCTGCCTTTAGTCTTCCACGGTATACCAATCATTTAAGGCTCACCGTTCGTGGGTCTTTTGCTGACGGTAGATGCGGGAAATCCCGCACCCAGTAAAGCCGTCTTGGAATCCTGACGTTCAACGAAAAATCAGCCATGACCTGTATTTCTATACTGCTGATAGTAATGTTCGCTTTTTCGATGTGCCCCTCAAAGAGAGTTCTTGCGCCCGCTGGAGAGGTCAAAGTATCAGCGAATGTCTCAAGAAGCTGAACTCTTACACCTTTAATCACATAATCTTTTGCCAGTGAGGTAAAATCCCCGCTCACGTTGTCAAGCCTGAGCGTGACGGAACTTATCTCATTATCAGTTGATGCTTTAACCTGGTCGTAGGTAAGCGCACAGGCGTTATAGGTTTTGGCCACATCGTTCTCATCGAAAAAGACAACATCTGTCTGTGAATTGGTCAGATACAGGCTGACCTTTGTCGATGGATCATTGATGAGCGGAATATCAAGCACTCTGACAAGCAGTATCGGAGAGACTTCAGCGTTCGCCGCCTCAGTTATGTAATCTGCCCCTGCTCTTGACATTTAAAGCACCTCGCTTATAGTCACGGAACATTCACCCCACGAAGTAAGCCCGTAACGTGTGACCCTTAATGAGTCTTCTTCAAACCGTACGCTTATAGCCGTACTTTCACCCGGCGGTATCCAATTAAACGCCTCGAAGCTGCCCTTCCTCGCCTTGTAAAAATCAACAACAGTGGCTATTGTTGCCGAACTGCCTTTAAATGTCAGATTCCACTGTCGTGGCAACGTGCCGATATATTTCCTCTGCTCTTTACCGCTCTCGAACTCTGTGCGGATAACGTTATAACGGTAAGACGGCTCCCAAATATACTGTGGAGTTACGCTAAAAGTTTCAGCCATTATGCCATCCCCCTTATCGCACCTCGTACAGCACCATTGCGCATGATATTTTCTACGATTATTGATTCAACGGATGCCCTGTTAGTTCGCATCATTTCGACAAACGATTTGCTGTCAACGGCGTTGATGTTCATAGTGATATTGGTCATCCCGCCGCCGCCCTCTGCCTGTACGCCGAGATCTCCGCTAGATGTGCGTTTGAGTGGCATAATCGCTTCGGGTCCCCGCTCTCCCATGAGACCGATACCAGAAGCGAAGGGGAATAAGGTTGGCTTGTTGACTATGCCGCCTGATGCGAATGCGGTGAGTTGACCGCTGTTGAACACCCCGCCTCTTCCAAAGATTGATTTTGCACCTACCCAGTTATCAAGCCCTACCGCGCTTGCAGGAGTCCCTACTGAACCGACTATACCGCCATCCGCGAAGCCCATTATCGGACCCACGATGTATTTCATAATCAGGGCTTTCGCGATTACCGCGCCAATGTCCTGCAATAGGTTCCTCATCGCGTCTCCAAGATTTTCAGCACCACGGATCGCCGAGACAAAAGCATCACCGATTGCGCTAGGTGCTTTTGCTATCGCCATGTTCATGTCATTCCAAGCTGACTGCACCTGTCCCGCAACGGTAGGCAACGATGCCTGCGCGGAGAGGTTAAATGCGTCTATGGCTTCCTGCGCCATCTTGACAACTGCGGGATATTCAGCGAACTTAGTTTTGATTGCTTCAAGTGCTGAAAGGTATTGAGCATTGGTCATAGTTCCCGACTCAAACTGTTTCTGTAACAAGTCCATTGTGTCAGTTGCAAGCCCGCCCGCTACGGTCTGGATTTCTGAAAAAACCTGTCTCATAGGCTCTGACCAGTTTGAAACGTTCTGTATGTCTATCCCCAGTGTCTCAAGCTCAGTGCCGAGTTCCGAGAACTGCCTTTTGAGAGCGTCAAGGTATTCTGTATCGCCTAGCAAGCCCTGCTGGTTCTCCCACCTCAGGGATTCATAGTATTTGCTGACACCCTCTGTTGCCGCATCTTTCGCCTCTTGGATGAGTTTTTTCTGCTCTTCCATACGCGTAAAAAGGGCGCTCATTTCTTTGCCCGCTTTTTGGGCGTTGTTACTCTGTATGTCCAGCTTGAGATCTGTTACCTTTTTCCAGTCTTCCGAGAGCGGCTTCAGCTTCGCTTGCCACTTATCAAGGACCACCAGGAACTTGTTACCGTCTTCGCCGAGATATTTCATGCGGTCTTGGATACTCTGCACAAGAAGATCGGTCTCAGTCTTGCCGGATTTACTTCCACTGCCGCCTAAACTAATTGCTCCGGCTGACGGGATTGCCGCCGGCTTTTTTGGTAAGCTGCCTACAAAGGCATTAAGATCGAACGCTTTAGGGCTATTTACGACGTTTTTAATTTTATCCTGGAGTGCGCCAAGCCCTGTGGAGTCCTGCCCCGCCTCATAAGGCTTATATGTCGGTGTATTAGCATTCTGCCAATCGGCTAATTTCTTCCCTGTGTAAAGCCCAGCTGCGCCCACTCCTACAGCAAGTGTCACCGCCGGGTGTGCCATCATCGCAGTAAATAGTCCGAGTATTGTCCGCGCAGAGGCTATTATTGCCGCCATACCCAGCAGAATAGGACCGCCAGCCGCCATAATGCCCGCCCATTTAAGCATGCTAGCAATGGATTCTTGGGACATATTGCCTATAGCCTTTGAGATGTCATCTATTTTGCCTTCGAGAGTGGGGATATAACTGTCGGCAATTTTAAGTATCGCCTTGCCAATCGGCTCAATGGCAATTTGCACCTGATTCTTAACTTCGCCCCATCGTTCACCGAACGTTTCAGTTGCAGCATCAGCTTTTTCTATCGCGCCGCGCGAGGTATTAAGTGCCTCCGTGAGATTACCAAGTTCAAACCTTCCCTCGCGGATCGCCGCCGCCATGTCAGGACCTGCACGGCTGCCGAACAACTCAATTGCAAGCCTTGTGCCTTCTGTCGGTGTTTTTGCGTTCTTTATCTGGTCAGTTAGTACCTTAAACGCTTCGCTCGCATCGGTCATGCCCGCTTTTGCCATCTTACCAAGGGCAATGCGGAGCGATCCCATAACAAGTTCAGTATTTACGCCCTGTTTGTCAAATTGTGCCAACGTAGCAATTGTCGTATCGACATCAAAGCCAAGCTGACGGAGTGCAGAACCATATTTATACATGTTGGTGGAGAGTGCCGCCATTCCGACACCTGTCTGCTGAGACGCTACAAAGATTTTATCCATATATCCAACCATCTCAGACGAAGCGACTCCCCAGTCCTGCATCGCCTTCGCGGATTCCATGACCACGGAGTTGACTTCTTCTCCCAACATTCCCGCCGCATCGAGTGCCTGTTTGGATATTTCCTGTAGTGCTGTTCCTGTCAAGCCAAGGCGTGTATTATAATCAGCCAAGACTTTGGCAGACACTTCAAAACTGTCGTCTACTTTACCAGCAAGAGCCTTCCAATCCTTCTCTAAGCCCTTCAGAGCCGCACCTGATGCGCCTGTTCCCCTTGCGATGCCTGATAAAGCCTTTTCAACATTAAGTGCGGCCTTTGTAGCTACTAACCCCATTGCTGTGAGCGGAGCGGTGATTGACTTAGTGAAAGCCATTCCAAAGTTGCCTATATTGTTGCCTAATTTATATAATTTACGGTCGAGGTCTTTAACTTTGCGTTCAAATTCGGTTATATCAGCCCCAAACCAGTAAGTAACTTTCTTCTTCTTAGCCATTCTTTTTCACCGCCCCTTTTTTAGCCTTAATCTTTTCTTTCAAATAGGTGTGATACTGTGATTCCGACATGACCCGACCGTCTACCCAGTGACCGATTAAATCAGTGGGCTTGACGGTGTGTTTTATATTGCCAGATATGTTGATAAGCCACGATCCGAGCGTGGCATATTTGGTCATTTCCAAGTATTCCGTGTACCTCCATGCGTGAAGTAGGTCATCAACTTCTCCCCATGTGAGCGACCAGAGGTGTTCATGTGTTAGATGCAGAGGACCGAGAACGGCCAGTGTCATTTCTTGACAAGCCTTTTCCCAGTCCTCTGCTGTCAGTTTTTTACTTCGGTTCCCTTTACTGGCTGTTCCGACACAAAGAGTCGGTTAAAAGCCTCAATAAACGCTTTTGCAGCTTCGCCAAACGCTTCAGCGTAAAGCCCGCTCTCTGCATCAAGCATATCGCCGACTTCATCAACAGTCAGTGACTTGTTCTGCCACAGCATTCCCGCCCAGATTATTGTTGTGCCTAGCTCCATGTCGAGAGCCTTGAAGTTCTCGCCGAGAAACTGGTCAGGAGTGCGCCCTGTCGCCTTAATGAGCGCACGGATGGCGTTTACGCCATATTTAAATTCACCAAGTTTACTCATGCCGGATTCAGCTCCAATTCTCCGTTACCCTGAACGGATATACTCATGCCGATAGCATCTTCTGTCGCGCCACTTAGGCTTTTACTTGTGATTACGCCCGTACCGACAAATTCGGCGATCTCATCGCGAAGTGTTACAGCCGGGCCTGTTGCGCCTGTGAGCGAGGTCGCATCAAGAGTCAAATTTGCTGTAACTCCGGTCGGGAAGGTTATTACAAAGTCTGCTCCGTTCGCAGCTACAACAATGCCATCCTCGCTGTAAGCTGTGTTAAGAGCAGCCTGTATCTGAGCCGCCGTAGCATTATAAGCAATTGCCGTTGTCTCTATATCGTCACCGTCTCCGAGGGTGAATGTGCCTCCTGTTGCACCGCCTAAATCGAGGTCATAGACTTCATCCTCACCAAAGGGAAGTATCACAAACTGGCAAGGTGTACCCGCTACAGTGCGGTCAATAAGTGCTTCCTGTGCCGTGTCGGTCGGGTCATAGAAGAGTTCCATAGATGCAGTCCATCCTGCTTGTCCGACAAGAAACTCTTTCCAATTTGTACCGATGTTTGACACGTCAATTGTTCCGAGGCTTGTCTCCAAACTAAAACTTCTAACCTCACCAACAGGGACTTTTACGCCGCTTATATCAAGTTTTAGGATTGCTTTTTTTGCGGAAAGTGCGCCCATGTCAGCACCTCCTAACTTGCGTTAGCAGCAAGAGCCAGTTCGCCTGTACCCTGGAATGAAATGGAAAGTCCAACCGCGTCCTCTGTTGCGCCTGAGATTGACATTGATGTAACGTAACATGTCCCTGAGAGCTGTGTCTTGCCCACACCCGCGCCGAGAGGCTGAACGGTTACAGTACAGAGCGTTCCCGCACGTGCCTTGCTTACGAGGTCAGCCTGTGCGCTGTCCGTTGGGTCATAAAAACACTCAAGTGATCCACTCCAACCCGCCTGTCCAACGAGGTATTTCTTCCAATCTGTGGCGAGAGTTGACACGTCTATAGTTCCGAGGCTCGTTTCGATAGAGAAAGAACGAACCTCTCCTAGCTCTGTGGGCGTACTCCCCACGGTAAGCAGCATTTTTGATACTTTGCTTGCTGTTGCACTCATTTTTCATCCTCCTAAGGGTAAAAAAAATAGAGCCTTGCGGCTCTGCGGTTTGTTTTATTTATCGGTCGTAAAGTTTTAAGGTTATTATTCCGTGATACCATCCCGACTCATCTCGAATTATTGTTTGTGAGTCTTCCTCGAACCACTCAGACGGCACGGCGGCGGCAATGAGGTCGATTATCTCAAGGACTTCCTTTGAGCCGAGGTACTGACTCCAGATATGAAGGTCAAAGTACATTTCCCGCTCTGATTCGTTGAGTATTCGACCTCTGAGAGCCTGTGAGAATTGAATTTGAATGTACGGCGAAGCGGCATCTTCAGGCACAAAGTCATAAATCTTTGCCTTTGCTTTAAGATCAGCATTGTTATTAAGCAGCGTATAAACAGATTGAAATGCTGTTTTATAACCCATTCCGCTCACCTCCGAGCTTCGCCGTCATCATATCGGTCAGTTTCTTTTCCGTTTCATCTTCGTGAAGCCGTGCGGTAGGGTAGAAAAAGGCTCTTGCGCTCATGTGTTTAGTGCCAAATTCAACGAATGGCGCATAATATGCCTTACCACCGCCCATCTGTACGCTAGCGAGGAGAGTCTTCCTTGCCAGTTTTGCCTTGATGGACTTCTTCAGCGTCCCATCATTAACAGGACAACGGCTTTTAATGTGGTCTCTGACAACCTTCGCTTGTGAGTTGAGGATATTTCTAGCCTCACCTTGTATCTCCTTTGATGCCTTGCGGAGTTCTTTAACTATCTCGTCATGCCCTTTGACTTTGACAGTTATCACTTGTCCACCACCACACAATCAAAATCGATCCACTCGTGACCGTCAGGGCGAACACCTTTAACCGTGAGCGTCCAGTTACGCCAAGTCGCCTTGTCGTTGATGTCGATTCCGAGCGTTGTGGCGTTTTGGCGCACCCTGACCACGTGAGAGCGATATTCCGCATCTGCGCCGCCGACCACACCGTCACGGGTAGACGGCACGGTGACGAACGCCCACTCCGTACAGATGGTCTTATCCTCGGCCGTAACGCCGCCCATACCGTCATCAGTAGTTTCGAGGCGAGTAAATGTGACCTTATCCCTGAGCTGTCCGATATTCGTTATTTTCTGGCTCATACCGGGACATTCCTTCTAATATCCAGAAGTGCTTTCACGGCAAACGGCACTTCGGACGGCGGCGTTCCGAGGACTACAGCTTGTCTGTTTTCGTACCAATGACCTATAAGCAAGAGACAAGCCGCCTTCTCAATACCTGTCATGGTCTCAGCCTCAACTGCTTCGTCAGAGGAGAGATAAACACGGTTCTGATAGCCCTCAACATATTCCCTTGCCGCCGTGATATAGGTCGTTATCAAAGCATCTTCTGAGTCGTCAGAACCTACCCTAAGATGGGCCTTGACTTCTGCGAGCGTGAGTATTTCTGTCCAGACAGGATCAGACATTTACCTCACCTCTTTTTCTTTTTAATTGCTTTGGGTTTAACCGCTGTCTCAACTTCCCTGTCAAGTGCCGCCGTCTCGATAATCGGCTCTTGTTCCCGCATAATTAAAACGGCGTAACCGTTGGCGATTAAGCTGTCGGCTACGCTGTCCATTACATCGATTATCTGACCGGGAGCTGCCATAAGAGAGGGTGTTGCGAAGCGGGTCAGCATTTTAACTTTTGTCAAGATAACGCAACCCCTTCGATGGTAAAAATAAACGTGCCTGAAAGCGTGTCTCCTCCATTGGCAACGGTTATTTTAATGCGCTCGTCAGCAAGGCAAATAGGCGCATAAGCACCTACAATATCCGCTCCTGTGTTGTCCTGCGCCTGTGCGAGCGGATGAATGACTTTTGAAGCTGAGAGGTCATCGTTTGTCCAAATGACTGCACCGCTGACATCGGCGATAATGTCAATGTCCGTTGCCGCATCAAGTCCGCTCGATGTGGGCCTGACATATTCAACAGTTCTGACAAGTCCGTTGCACTGCGGCGAATAAGCGACAGCATCGCCCTGATCATCTGTTGTTATATTGACAGTAAATCTTGATAGCTTCATATCCTCACATCCTAAGAGGTTTTGAGGATTCCTACACCCTCAAGCGCGGCGATTATAGCGTTGACAGCTGTTGCTATCGCAGCTCCGTTGGCTGCATCAGTTATATCAGCGATATGGTTCGCCTGCGTTCCGGCGGCGGTTATTTTTCCCCCGGCGGCTACGTTAAGTTCACCGCCGATAACGGTGACATCGCCACCCTGTTCAACATAATTCTTTGCGTTATAACTCATTTTTTAACCTCCTTAATCAAATAAAAAAGGGAGGCATATAGCCCCCCTTGTCAGTTATGCATCGCCTTCAGCGGGTGAAACGTGCGCCTCAATTGCCAGAGTTCCAGTGAGTGCGCTTACGACAGGAGCTTTAACAGGTCCGTAAAGGATCGCCCATATTTCGCCGAGTGCCGTTGTTTGGGTGCGTGTGGCACTAAGCTGTAGGTATCTCTTCTGCGGACGGTTAATATCGATAGCGACACCCTCATCGGAAGTTCCTGAGGTAACTTTTGTTCCCGCAAGATCCGCGGCTGTTGCTCCGTTTGCCGCCGTGTCCTGTTTGACCTTGATGTAATTTCCTGCGTTTGCAACCGCAAAGCGGGTCATAAAGATGCAACCCTCAAATCCACAGGTGTCAATTACAGCAGACTTGACTTCACTTGTCCCGGCGTCCGTCGCCGCCTTCGCCAGTACAATTTTTACATTTTCGCTGAGCATTTAAAGCCCTCCTTATCCGAGTTTCACACGGACAAATGCGGATTCAAGGACAGGCGCGCCGTCTCCGTAGTACCTACCGATAAATCCAACCTGTGAGGTCCCGGCGTAGAGTTCGTTGAGACGCTGGACGTTAAGTCCCTGAAGTTCGGCTATCCAGTAATACTGCCAGTTACAGAGTGCGCCAACGTATGCATTCGATTGAATTGTTGAAGGTGCGTATTCGCTCTCATCTACGGGCAGACCAAGGAGTCTGTCAGGCTCGCCTGCGACAAGTCCGGGACTCCAGAGGTACTGTCCTTCGCCGTCTTTGAGCTTAGAGATCATCTTTATAATGTCTCTGTGGAATACCCAACGTGCGGTCTTACGATATTGCGACTCAAGCTTAAACTTCGCGTTAATGAGTCCGTCTGCGGATACAGCGGTGGCGGTGTTTCCTGTCGCCTCGTCACGTCCGGTGTTTATCCCCTTATCCGATGCTGTGAAGATTCCGAGAGGCTCTCCGTTGCCGCTCCCGTTGAGGAACCCGTTTTCCTGTGCAACTGCAAACTTATAGGCGAGCCTATCGGCTATGATGCCCTCAACAGGAAGTGCGGAAGTCAACAGGAGTTTCATGGAAACCTTAATCAGCTTAGAGAGCTGTATCGGCTTGAGTTCACGGCGTCCGAACGCCATAGTTGTATCTTCGTTAGGTGCAGCGATTTCGGTCGTCCATGTCGGGTCAGTGAGGTCGGTATCGAGTGAGGGGAAGCCCAGACTGTCAGCCGAAGTTACCGCCATGACGTTGGCATAGTTCCTGACGAATACAGCGTTGTCGAGTCCTTTTATCAGCCTTGCGACAAACTGCTCCGATGCGTGGAGATAGCCGCCTGTTGCGTCTGCATCGTTGGCAAGTGCACGATATTCAGCCGCATTGCCGCTGATAAGATAATTTCTGAACGCGACAGCCTTACGCTCTTCGGGCGTAGTCTCAACTTTCCCTGATTCTGCCTTTTCAAAGCCCCTTATCTCAGCTTCTGCGAGGAGAAGGCGTTCCTCATCTTTGATTTTTACATTGATTGCTTCAATGTCGGCGAACATCTTATCGTAAGATGCTCTTTCCTCTGCGGTAAATTCCCTCTTTTCAGCTTCAACCCTGTCAAGAAGTGCCCTTGATTCTGTGACTATTTGCGCTTTGCGTGCCTTCATTTCGTTGATCTTATCCATATTTTTAAATTCCTCCTGTTAGTCAATTTC